ATGTTTTTCAAATATATTTTTTATTTGTTTATATTTATCGTCAAATTCTTTTCCGTTTGAATCTTTCCAGATATTTTTTGAATATTTTTTCCTATTGTTAAAAATAAGGTTATTCCTTTCTGATCGTTCCTTCTCGGCAGTTTCTGACATTTTTTCAATATCATAATTAACTTTTCTTGGCAAAATTAATACTTGTGCATATGGAGTGTTCTTTTGAAATACATGAGTGTGTCCTTCTGGGGGAGCTTTAAAAACAACAAAAAATATACTAGACCACCACTCTGCTTGAATGTGACCGGGCACCACCCAAGGTGTTGAATAAGTTGGATCTGTATAAAAACTTGGATGTGGTTCAAGTCTCAGAACATGATCTTTTGGAATTTTAATATCTAAACATGATGTCATACCATAATGATCAGCTGCAAAAGCTCCGAATGGAGGTATCGAATCATATTTTACGCCCATTAAATTTTCTTTTTCCCACTCGCCCTCAAAAATGATTTCACCATTTTTCTTGGTGACATAAGTTGTTGTATCAAATGCATATATCAATTCCAGACCATAAGTACTACCTTCAACAAATGGTATACAATGTAATGGTTTTGCAACGCTTCCATTTGTGTGATCTGTGGCATCTCCTGCCCAACCGGGAATATGAATAGCACATCTTTTTGGAGGCAATGACTTGCCGTATGTTCTATATTCAATATGAAACTTACTGCCATATCTGCTGCTCATAAAATTAATATAGGAAAAATAATAATATTTAAAACTACATAATTTTATGTTACCAATCGGGCCGAATCCAAATTCATATAAAGACAATCTACAAACTTGTCCAGATCTTTCACCTTTAGGAAGATCAAACAACACAGATGGTCCACCGGGTTTTGTTTGTAATGAAAAACCTGATAATCAAAACAACATTGGAAACAATGGAGTCGAAGATTGGTTAAATGACAATTTAGTACAAAACACCGGCAATGGTGCAGCAAATAATGCTGATCCAATGCAAGCTGGTAAAATTGTAAACGATGTAGATGGCAAAATAGATGATAATACAGTTTATCGGTACAGCAAAGCTGTGCGAGGAACTGATGAAGGTGTTATGGATTTGTTTCGAGACATTGTTGTAATCGATGAAGATGGTAAAGCCATAAAGGTTCCTGTAATTTGGGGAACACAAGAAAGAGCAGTAGCTGCAATATTACAGCAAAATGTTCGCAAAGATGAAACTATTGTTGTTGATAGAATTAAACTTCCTATGTTAGCAATAAGTTCTACTGGTTACTCTTTTGATGCAAATCGATATACTTATCATCAAGCATTAAGATATTTAAATGCCTACACAGGATCTTCAAAATTTGATAGAAACTTGCCAGACAATAAATCAACTGTTTTTGGTGTGTCAAGAGGCATTCCATTAAATATAGAGTATACATTATATGCTTGGACCATGCAACTTGAAGACATGAATCAAATTTTAGAACAGATAGTCACAAAATTTAGTCTTGTTGCATACATAAAAGTTAGAGGAGTTTTACAAGATGTTATTGTCAAATTGGACTCGATTGCCAACAACCTTGAAACAGAACCCGGTGATCAAGCGTTGCGAGTAATCAAGTTTCAGTTTGGTTTAACAGCAGAAACATATGTGCCAATGCCTATTAAGCGTTATGATTCGTTAATAAAGGTCTTTAAAGGTGATATTGTTGATGCTGTTGAATTTGATTCAGTAACAAGTGTAATAGGTAGAATAAAAGAGTCAGGCGGTTAAGATGATTAAAATTACGAACTTGAAAAAATTTCCAGTTCAACTCATTATCAAGAGTAAAAAAAGAACTAGGCAATTCACAGTTCTCAACATACCAGCCTTGGGCAAAGGAAAAAATGTATTTTTTCTTGAAGATGAAAGACATACTGAATATATAGATAGAGCAGAAAAAGATGGATTAATTACCACTAGAAGAATATCTAATATTTTAGAAGGAGAAAAGTAAGATGGCTATCCTAACAGGTTTCCCACCAAGCAACACAATAAGTCCTTCAGTTCGTATCTCTGAAGTTGATTTGACCCTTCTTTCACCAACAACTACTTTTCACAGGATTGGTCTTGTTGGTTTTGCATCTAAAGGGCCAATCAATACACCAACTAGTGTGACAAGTCTCACCGACCTTGCCACCAAGTTTGGTAATCCACACCCTGATCAAGGTGACCCTTATCTTATTTACGCTGCTCAACAGGCACTTCAGGTTTCAAACGATGTGGTAATTGTTCGTGTAGCTGATGTTGATCCAACAAGCGGATCACAAGCTACCACAGCATCTGTCCAAGTCCCTGCTGCCGGTGGATTAGTTGACATTATTGGTTCAGCTACTGGCCCATATACATTTGCTGTAGATTCATATTTTGCATGGAAACTAAATGGTGTACTAGCCAGTAAAACACTTGTAGTGGCTGCTGCAACCTATACTTTAACAGCTTTGGTAACAGAACTTAATGATCAACTTACTGCACTTATCGATGGTATTGAATTCTACGCAACAAGCAGCAATACTTTAGGACTTCGCAGTACTTGGGCCTTCGGATCATCAGCTTCAATCGAGCTAGTTTCGATCCAAGACTCAATCTATGGTGGAGCATCCAGCATTGTTGGAATGGGTACATCCATGACAGTTGCCGAACTTCTCGGCACCGCTGATCGTTATCCTGACGATATCTACACCTCTGCTGGTACTTGGAACTTCTCAGGTGTTAGCATGACCACTATGGAAACAGCACTTCAAGTTGTTGTTAGTGGAACAGGTAATGTTAATATTGATGATGTCGTGCAAGTAGTTAATCTTGATGCTCTTGCTGGCGGCACCTATACAACTGCTCAAGTTGTAGCAGAAATTAATAATCAAATTAGTAGTCTTCCGGGTGGCTTCCTAGCAGTTGCAGTTGGTGATTATGTGCAACTTGAGACTATCGCTTTTGGTAGAGATAGCAAGCTTCTTGTGAAGGCTGATAGCACTCTAGATGTGGTGCTTGGTCTTGCAAACACCCAAAAAGCTGGTACTTCTCCAACTGAGACATCCGGTGGAGGATCTACTGACACGGGTGGTATTATTACAGGTTCTGCAAATAGTTCAAGTCTAGTGAGCCTTACTGTTTATGCAGATTCTCCGGGTCTTGAAGGCAACCACACCCAAGTTATTTTCCAAAATGATACCACAAACGGCTCATTTACTGTGAAAGTATTTAATAACGGGGCATCTGTTGAATCATGGGGCAATTTGACTAAGAATCAGGACTCAACTTTCTATGCACCAACATATGTAAATGCAAACTCTAATTTCATTAGGATTGTTGACAACACAGCAACATCTGCTCCTCCTGCAAACACCGCTGCGACTGGCTTGTCATTGAGTGGTGGCGTTGATGGTTTACCTGTCGATCCTGATGATCAGGATGATTTAGTGATTGGCAATCCTGTTGCTGGAACAGGTCTTTATAATCTATCCGAACCAGAACAGATTGACATTGACCTTATCGCCGCTCCCGGTCGATCAAGCACCGCAGTTATTCGTGCTTTGGTTAGTGTTGCTGAAACATATCGACAGGATTGCTTGGCGATTGTTGATCCTCCTTTCGGACTAACTGTAAGGGATATTATTGATTGGCAAAATGGTGTGCATCCGCTCAATTCAGATCGCTTTGATAGTGACTTTGCCGCTCTTTATTGGCCTTGGTTGCAGATCACAGACACATACAATAACATTCCTGTCTGGGTTCCACCAAGCGGTACTGTACTAGCAACTATCTGTTACAGCGACAATTTGTCTGCCGTATGGTTCGCTCCAGCCGGTTTGACCCGTGGTGTAACTCAAGGTGTTGCAAATGTGTATACTCGTCCAACTTTGGCTGAACGAGATCAGATGTACGGCAACCAAAATGCAATTAACCCAATTATTTCTTATCCTGACATCGCAGGATTTGTTATCTGGGGCCAGAAAACTCTTCAAAGGGCACCTACTGCTCTTGATAGAGTCAATGTTCGTAGAATGATGTTCTTTATTGAAAAATCAATCAAGAATGTTGCAAGGGCACTACTGTTTGAACCAAACACCGAGGCTCTTCGCAGCACATTCGTTTCAGCTTGCACATCAATTCTTTCAGAGGTGCAACAGGGTCAAGGTCTTACTGATTTCGTTATTAAGTGCGACGAGGAACTTAACCCACCCGATGTTATTGATAGGAACGAACTCCGAGCCAGAATTGGTGTTGTTCCAACAAGGGCAGTAGAATTCATCTTTATTGAATTTTCACTAAATAGAACTGGCACTAGCCTTGGATAATGAATTAATTAAAATACAAATTGGAGGAAAAACATGGCAATTTCGACAGTAAATAATATGGGCATCGGCCCACTCGGTAGTGCAACCTTCAAACGGAAGTATAGATGGACATTCCGTGTTGATAATATTGGTGGCAATCCACAACTAGGCGTAGGTGGCCAATATGTGAAAGTTGCTAATCGTCCACAACTTGAGGTTGAGGAAACTGAAATTAACTTCCTTAATGGCAAGACATGGATTCCCGGTAAGGCAACATTCCAACAGTTGTCAGTAACTTATTACGATATCGCTTCTACTGATGCTGCTGTAAACAACCTTCTTGTTTGGGTAAACAAGGTTTATAACTTCTCTGATGGAAATGGTGAGTTTATCTCAGCAACACAAAAGAATGTTGCTAAAAATGCTGCTGGAGATGGATACGCTGGCAACGGCATTCTCACACTTCTTGATGGTGGTGGTTATGCTCTTGAAGAGTGGCGTTTGATTAACTGCTGGCCAGTTTCAATTAACTTCGGTGATCTTGATTACTCAAGCTCCGAAGAATGTACAATTGAATTGAATATGCGTTATAGCTTCGCCAAGTACACAAACTACTGTATTCCTGTGCCTCCCGGCACTCTGCCCGTGCCTGCATGTCCCGGTGGTCGTGCTGGTACTTACTAAAGTTAAATTTAAAACACAAAACTCCACTTCTGTTCTATATAGAAGTGGAGTTTTTTCATTAGGATAAACAAAAATGCCAAATGCTAGAGGAAATATGGGAATTGGTTTTGCCTCTCAACTTTTGTTCAAGAGAGCTTGCCGATTTATTTTAAACATTTGGGGTGTCACAACCGGAAATGTTTCGGGCACAGGTACTGAAGATAAACCAGCCGTACGAATTACAAATGCAAATATTACAAGTTTGCGTGATGGTTTATCAATTTTAATTTGGGAAAAAGCAAGTAGGCCATCATTTAGTTTCAAAGAGACTGAAGTAACACATTTAACAGAAACAATTTATTATCCCGGTAGACCCGATTGGAAGCCAATTAAAGTAACTTTATATGATACTATGCATAAAGCGAGTCCCGTTGTTGAGTGGATAAGTTTCGTCTACGGGATGACAAATAATAATAGAAATTTTGCAACAGGAAAATATTATGGTGGGTTAGAATTTGCAAATCAGGCTGATCCTGCTAGTAAATTCAAGCGTGATGTTACAGTAACATCACTAGATGGTGGTGGTAATTTTCTTGAACAATGGTATTTTTATAATGCTTGGCCACAAGAAGTTGAATTTGGTGAACACGACATGACATCCGCAGATGTCATGCGTATCAATCTTACTCTTAGATATGATCGAGCAGAATGGTATAATTGTATCAATTAATCTTCAAATTGACTTGCTTTTATAATATCCCGACACTCAATAATGAAATCGTCAAGCTCTTTTGGCTTCATGTTGAGTACACGACATGCTCCAGATTTGTTAAGTCTACCCTTCTTAGTGTAAACAATACTTTCATTTAAAAGAATTGTGTTAATTTTTTCACGAACACTACTATTTTCGAGCAACGCCATGAGTTCAGCGTTTTCAATACCATCGAGAAATTTGTTTTTCATATAAACTCCCAATTTAAAATTCTTCAAAAGAATCAAAAGGAAATATATCTACAAAAATCAAGTGCGTCAAAAAATAATTATTTTTTACCTAATCTTTCATTTCGTTTTGCTGGTAGTTCTCTACCATGCTTTTGAACTATAAAATCACAGTATTTACGCTTTAATTCTATAAAATTTTTATTACTTCTATAAATCTGCCGCAAGTGGTGAATAAGGCATGTTGTAAGAAAATTAAAAGCTTTGCTGCCTCTACTGGGATCAAATCGTTCCACCCTGCTCAAACAAATGTAAACACCTTCTTGAATTGCATCATCTACATCTACAGATTGATAATTTGTAAACCTGACTATATTTTGTGCCAGAATAAAAAACTCACTAGCCAGATAATCTTTAACTTCCTTTAATTTTTTGTTATTTTCTTCGTACCGAGTATCATCAAATGGTAAAAATATTTTATTACCTAATAACTGTTTATGGTTTTCATAGTCAGCTTTCATGTATTCAAACTTTTTTTTGTTTTTTAAATACTTTTGAAA